ATATCTACAGTTTGATGGCAATGCCTATATTGTGTTTGAAGAGGGCGACAAACTCCAAATCACAACCCAATCGGGTAGCACATTTAGCTTTATTGCAACATTTGAGGTTCAGGGAGCACAACGAACATGACCTACTTAGAACTTGTTAACGATGTGCTAGTTCGCTTGCGTGAAAGCACAGTCTCTACTGTTGGCGAAACAGCCTATTCTTCTTTGATTGGCAAGTTTGTCAATGATGCCAAGCGTCAAATTGAAGATAGTTATTCATGGAATGTTCTATCTCAGACAATTACAGTTACTACTACTGCTGCCACAAGTTCTTACGCTTTAACAGGTGCGGGTCAGAAGTTTCGTATTAACGATGCTATTAACACTACAAGTGTTATAACATTGGACAACACCACTGTTGCGGATATGAACCGCAAGCTCAACTTTGGCACACCTTCACAGTCTATTCCTAGCGAGTTTTGCTTTAACGGGGTAGATGGTAGTGGTGATACAAAGATTGACCTGTTTCCCGTTCCTGATGGTGTTTATACACTGAAGTTTGATTTAACCATCCCACAGGCTAATCTGTCTGCTGACGGCACATCTGTCAAGGTTTTAGACTATTTGGTTGCTCAAAGTGCCTATGCCCGTGGATTGATTGAGCGTGGTGAAGATGGTGGCACTGCCTCCTCTGAAGCCTATGCTTTGTTTAGAGGAATGCTGTCTGACGCTATTGCATTGGAAAGCACTCGTTATCCTGAAGACAATTTTGTGGCGGTCTAATGTCTAAGCCTCTACAAAGTTACAGTCTCTCAGCACCAGGCTTCTACGGCCTGAATACTGAAGATTCTCCCCTTGATTTAGGGGCTGGCTTTGCTTTGGTTGCAACTAACTGCATTTTGGATCAGTATGGTCGTATTGGTGCAAGGAAGGGTTACACAAGGGTTAACCCCTCTTCTGGTAATCTAGGTGCTAATGATGTGGGTGTTATCCATGAATTAGTGCAAAACGATGGCACTTTGACTGTCCTGTTTGCGGGTAATAACAAGCTATTTAAGCTAGGTACTTCCAATGCTGTGACTGAGTTGACCTATGGGGGGGGTGGTACAGCCCCAACTATCACGGCAAGTAATTGGCAATGTGCATCTTTGAATGGCATAGCTTATTTCTTTCAAACTGGTCACGATCCACTGATCTATGACCCTGCTGTCAGTATCACCACATTTAGACGAGTCTCTGAGAAAACAGGCTATGCAGGGACTGTTCCTTTAGCCAACATTGCTATCTCGGCATTTGGTCGTTTGTGGGTGGCTAACACCTCCGCAGACAAAGTTACCATTACATTCTCTGATCTGATTGCTGGGCATATTTGGTCAGGCGGCACTTCAGGCTCACTCGATGTTTCACGGGTCTGGCCTAATGGTGCTGATGAAGTAATGGGGTTGGCAGCGCACAATGATTTCTTGTTTATCTTTGGTAAACGACAGATTCTTGTTTACTCTGGTGCTTCTACTCCCGCATCCTTGGTTCTGAGCGACACAATTGGCTCTATTGGCTGTATAGCAAGAGATACGATTCAAAGTGTTGGCTCTGATGTTATTTTCTTGTCAGACTCAGGTGTTCGTTCTTTGATGAGAACTATTCAAGAGAAGTCTGCTCCTTTGCGGGACTTGTCTAAGAATGTTCGTTTTGACCTAAATTCATCATTGGCAGGTGAAACATTAGCTAATCTGAAGTCTGTTTACTCAGAAAAAGAAGCCTTTTACCTACTTGTTCTACCCGCTACTTTCCAAGTTTATTGCTTTGATACCAAACAATCTCTACAAGATGGTGCTTCCCGTGTAACCAAATGGGACTCTATTGCACCAACTTCTTTACGTTCTTTGCGTAATGGCGACTTGTTAATTGGTAAGAGTGGGTTTATTGGTAAGTATGGCGGTTACATAGATGACACAACAACGTACCGATTTGCGTACTACACCAACAATGCTGACCTTGGCAACCCTAATCAGATTTCTGTTTTAAAGACTATTTCAGCCATTGTTATTGGTGGCTCAAATCAGTTCTTAACGATCAATTGGGGCTTTGATTACTCAGGTGCTTATCAAGCTCAAAATATCTACATTCCTACGCAAGTAAGTTATGAATATGGCATAGGTGAATACAACGTAGCTGAGTATACAAGTGGCATCCCAATTAAGACATTGAGAGCAAACGCATCTGGTGCGGGAAAGATTGTCCAGACAGGTTATGAGACAACGATTAACGGCACACAGTTATCACTTCAAAAGATTGAAATTCAAGCCAAAGATGGCAGAACAGCCTAAGAGGTAAACATGAGTAATTACACCAAAACAGTAAACTTTGCGACTAAAGACAACTTATCGCCTGGCAATCCTTTAAAGATTGTCAAAGGTACTGAGATTGACACTGAGTACAACAATATTGCTACTGCTGTTGCGACAAAAACAGATGGTGCTGCTTCTAGCACCGATAACGCTATTGCTAGATTTGATTCAACCACAGGTAAGATCATTCAAAACAGTGTAGTCACAATTGACGACACAACTGGCGATATTGTTGGCACTGCAACACAAGGTGTTTTTAACACTGTATCTACAACTGTAAACGCATTTGGTGCGGCTACTACTTTAAATCTTGGTGCGGCAACAGGAACTGCCACAGTTGCTAACACTACTCTAGCGGCTAAAGCAATTACAGCAAGTACCACATTAGCGGTAACAGGCACTTCAACTTTGACAGGTGCTGTCACGGCAACAGCGGGTGTTACTGGCCCGATTACATCTTCTAGCGTAGCAATCACGGGTGGCTCAATTACTGGCATCACCGACTTAGCAGTGGCTGATGGCGGTACAGGTGCTTCTACAGCGGCAGGTGGTCTGAATAACCTATTGCCTAGCCAAACAGGTAATGCAAACAAGTACCTTCAGACAGATGGAACTAACGCCACTTGGGATGCAGTAAGTTTATCTACTGCTGACATCACGGGAACTTTAGGCGTAGCTAATGGCGGTACAGGCGTTACAACAAGCACAGGAACAACGAATGTAGTGTTGTCAAACTCGCCAACATTGGTAACTCCCGCCCTTGGAACACCGAGTGCCGCAGTCTTAACAAATGCTACGGGTCTTCCTATTTCAACGGGCGTAAGTGGTTTGGGTACTGGTGTAGCAACTCTTTTAGCAACACCTTCTAGTGCCAATTTAGCCTCTGCGATTACTGATGAAACAGGCTCTGGTGCTTTGGTATTTGCTACAAGCCCTACCCTAGTAACTCCCATTCTTGGAACTCCTACTAGCGGCACTTTAACGAATGCTACTGGTCTGCCTATCAGCACAGGTGTTTCGGGGCTTGGAACAGGCGTAGCAACCTTTCTAGCGACTCCATCTAGTGCAAACTTGCTTTCTGCTTTGACTGATGAAACAGGAACAGGGTCAGCAGTATTTGCTACTTCACCTACTTTGGTGACTCCCATCCTTGGTACACCTACTAGCGGTACTGCAACCAACTTAACTGGTTTGCCACTGACAACTGGTGTAACAGGTTTACTCCCCGTAGCCAATGGCGGTACAGCAACGGCAACCCCTAGCATTGTTGCGGGATCAAACGTAACTGTTACAGGAACATGGCCTAATCAGACCATTGCGTCTACTAGTAGCGGTGGTGTTTCTTACACAGCAGTCAAAACAGCTAACTACACAGCCGCAAACAATGATGGTGTTCTAACCAATACTACAGGCGGTGCTTTTACAGTCACTCTGCCTACAAGTCCCTCGGTGGGAAATATCGTTCTTGTTATTGACTCTCTTAGCCAATGGGGGACTAACAACTTAACAGTTGACCCTACGGCACTCATTAAAATTGCTGGCAATACGGCTGGTGATACATTGGTTTGCGATATTACAGGTGCAACTGTTACGCTTGTTTATACAGGTGCAACTTATGGATGGAACGTGGCGGCACAGGTTGGTGGTAATGGCGGGACTGCTGTTACGTTAACAGGCACACAGACCCTGACAAACAAGACGTTAACTGCACCAGTACTGACAACGCCAACTTTAGGAGTGGCTACAGGCACATCATTTCAAGGCATTATTGGTAATGTGACCCCTGCGGCTGGTACGTTTACAACTGTTACTGCAAGCACTACTGGTGAAGTCGCAACATTTACAACAACTCAAACATCAGGTAATGCTGTAACAATCAATGTTGATGGTAGTTCTGGAACTCCAGTTGGCTTGCGTATTGCCGCAGGGTTTGGAACTATTGGTTCTACTGCAAAACTTATCAATGTTGTTGATAGCGCAGGGGGCAATCTTTTTAATGCACAGGCAAGTGGTGTTATTGGTGTTGGTTCGGGGATTGCCTTCCCCGCAACACAGTCAGCATCAGCAAACGCTAATACGCTAGATGACTATGAGGAAGGTACTTGGACACCTACTTTGGGTGGAACTGCAACTTATTCATTCCAAGGTGGCTCATATACCAAAATTGGTAGGCTCGTTACTGCCCAAGGTTTTTTAGTTGTTAGCTCTATTGGAACTGGTGCTACTAATAATGTGTCAGGATTACCATTTACTTGCATTTCACAAACAGTTGGTATAGGTGGAAGTGTTGGTTATTTTGAAAACTTAAATAATACTGTTGTTTTTATACAGCCAGAAGTTCAGCCATCTGGAACAACTATTGTGTTTAATACTTTAGCTGCTGCTGGTGGAACTACCTCTTATAACTTATCCATTTGGAAAAGTACAACCCGTTTAAGTTTTGTAAACACCTATTTTGTTTAAAGGAAAATCATGCCAAAACAACTCATCATTGACCAAATCGAAGTAACCAATAATGGTACTGTCCAAGTGCGTATGCACAAACTTTCTAGTGATGGAGATTTGCTAGGAAATCACCGCACATCTTTGCCTCCTGCAACTGACATCAATGCTCAAATTGATGCCGTAAATGCACACATGGCATCTGAGAATTACACAGCAATTCCAAACGCTGATGTTTCCAAACTAACTGCAATCTGCAATGCGGCATGGACTGCCGAAGTTGTGGCGGCTTATCAAGCGGCTGAAGCGGCTCGAAATCAAGGAGTTTAATCATGGCTACAGTAGCACTATCTGGAATCATTACACCTACTAATGTTGTCACGGCAACAAGCACAACTACGCTTACGAATAAGACGCTGACTTCGCCAACTGTAACTGGTGTGGTAGTTTCTGATGGCACAGCCAACGGAGTAACCTTTCTCAATGGTTCAAAGGTTCTGACGAGTGGCTCTGCGCTTACTTTTGATGGGGCAACTATTGGATGGAATGCCACCAATATCATATTAAATGCTACTTCTACAGCATCCTCTGCTTTATTCAGAGTTCAAGGTTCTACTGGTGACCAATGGCAATTTGGTGCTGGTCATGCTTTAGCGGGTGATTGGGGTGTTACTAACAACACAAGGTCAATTACTCCATTTTTAATTACTGGAGGAACTACATCACCAGTATTTACATTTGGTGGGTCTTCTGAATATATGCGCCTCACCTCAACAGGGTTGGGTATTGGTACAAGTTCGCCTAGTGCAAAATTAGATGTTGCAGGTTCTTCTTATGTGCGTGGTGATTCTACAGATGCAACATTTACATCTGCTGGTCAGTTAGCAATTAAACGCTCATCTAGTGACCCTTTTCTTTCATTCCATAACAATACAGGCGGTCAGATTGGTTTTATACAAATGCAAAACAGTGGCGCTTGCGCTATTGGTGTTGCTGTTGCTCAACCATTGGCTTTTAATACTAATGGCTCAGAACGAGCCAGAATAGACTCTAGCGGTAACTTTCTGGTGGGGACTACGAACGCTGCTTTAAATGGTCGTGGCGTAAATTCTAGTGTTTTTAAGAATCTAACAACACAAGACACTTTAGGTCTTAATCAAAGTACCAATTCATACTATAACCTTGTAAGCGTTGTTTCTACCACAAGCGGAACTCGTTACCATGTAGGTTTTGGTGATGGAAATAGTTCTTTTGCAGAAAGAGGTTCAATTTCAACTAACGGGACTTCAACATCATATACAACAACATCTGACTATCGCTTAAAGGAAAATATTCAACCGATGCAGAATGCGTTGGCAAAAGTTGTTGCACTCAAGCCTTGCACCTACACATGGAAGTCAAACGGAAGCAATGGTGAAGGTTTCATCGCCCACGAACTGCAAGAGGTTGTGCCTCAATGCGTAAGTGGTGAAAAAGATGCGGAAAATGAAGATGGCAAACCTAAATATCAAGGTGTTGACACATCATTCTTAGTGGCTACATTGACTGCCGCCATCCAAGAACAACAAGCAATCATTGAATCCCTCAAGGCACGACTTGATGCCGCTAATCTTTAAAAGGAAATATCATGGCTATCGTTAACACTTGGAAAATTACCCAGACAGACTATCTCACAGCAGATGGTTTCATAAATTGTGCTCACTGGACTGCAACTGCGGTTGATGGAGACTACACAGCTTCTATCTACTCCACTGCATCTTGGCAAGCAGGAACACCCACAATCCCCTATGCCTCAGTTACTGAAGCAGATGTTTTAAATTGGGTATGGGAATCGGTTGATAAACAAGCCACAGAAGATGCTCTGGCGGCTAACATTGCTTTGCAAAAAGCACCAGTAACGGCTCAGGGTTTGCCTTGGAGTCAAGCATGAAGCTAGAACTAGACGTTAACGAGATTAACTTTGTATTGCAGACTCTTGGTGAATTACCAAGCAAGTCAGGCGTATGGCCTCTGATTCTTAAAATCAAAGAACAGGCTGAAGCGCAAGTTCCTAAAGAAGCGGAGTAAATATCATGGCTGTAACAAATCGACAAATTATAGATTTCTTGCTTGCTAATCCAGGCATGAGTGATGCCGATATTGTTGCGGCTATGGAGCAATATGGAGTATCTCCTGCTCAAATGGCTGAAGCTGTTGGATTAAAAGAGGGTCAGGTTGCTTCACGAGTTGCCGCTACTGTTCCCGCTGGTTCAACTATTACTTTAGGTGACACTATTGTTCAGCCTCAATATGCAACTACTGGTTCTGGTGACAGTGAAGTGATTGGTGAACTTGAAAATGTTTATACATATAAAGCAGCCGAGAACACGGCTGGTGGTGGCTATACGCAATATGCGGCAGATGGAAGTGTAGAGCGTACTGGAACTCAAGTGAAGGTCAATGCTGGTGCTGACTTTTTAAAGTTTGCTTTAGCTTCTGCTGGTTTATTTGGTGTTGCGGCTTTAGCGGGTCTTGGGCCACAACTAATATCTGCTGGCATGACTGCGGCAGAAGCGGCAACGTTGGGATTAAGCGCTTCAGAAGCGGCATCGTTGGGCTTTACATCGGCACAATTAACAGCGGCAGGTTATACAGCGGCAGACTTGACTGCGGCAGGATTAACAACAGTAGGTTCAACTACAACTGGATTATTGTCTTCAACTGCGGCTACAACCGCAACAACTACAGCGGCTACAGCGGCTACAACTGCCGCAACCGCTGCCGCAACCGCTGCCGCCACTGGTCTTACAACAACTCAAGTTCTTGATTTAATAAAAACAGGCTTAACAGCGGCTCAAATTGGTAATTTATTTTCAACAGGAACACAAACTGCGGCTGGTTTACTCCAACAACAAACTTCTAAAGAAGCGGCTGTTGCTGCACAACAAAGAATTGATGCTGAGACTACTGCGGCTAAACAAGCGGCTCAGTTTAGACCTGTTGGCATGACTACTAGGTTTGGTACTTCTCAATTTGTAGTTGATCCAGTAACAGGTCGGTTGACAAGTGCGGGATACACATTAGACCCACAAGCTAAAAATGCCCAAGATCGTTTGGTTAAGTTGGCAGAGCAGGGTTTAGTACAAGCAGAAGGCGCACAAGCTCAATTTGCCCCTCTCCAAGCTGGCGCACAAAGGCTTTTTGGATTAGGTCAAGGCTTTTTAGATGCTAAAAATGATCCTCGTTTGGCACAAATTGCTTCTCAATATTTAGAGCAATCACCAGAAAGCAAGCGTTTAACAGCACTTGGCGGTGATTATTTAACTTTATCTCCTGAGAGTCAGCGTATAAAGGCTCTTGGTGGTGATTATTTAACGCAATCAGCAGAGAGCAAAATGCTTACTGCTCTTGGAAGTAAGTACATTGCTCAGTCTCCTGAACAAGTGGCTCAGAACTATCTCAATCAGCAGATGGCTTTGTTGCAACCAGGTAGAGAGTTAGAGTTAGCCACTCTGCAAAACAGACTCCAACAACAAGGCCGTGGTGGTCTTTCTGTGGCTCAAGGCGGCACTATGGGTGCTACAACTCCTGAATTACAGGCTCTATTTAATGCTCGTGTTAGACAAGAAGCTGAGTTGGCGGCAAATGCTCAATTGGCGGGTCAACAACAAGTTCAATTTGGTGCGGGATTAGTTGGTACTGGTCAACAACTAGGAATTCAAGGCCAAAAGTTTGGTGCTGATTTAATTGGAACAGGTCAGCAACTTGGTATGGCGGGTCAACAGTTTGGTGCTAATTTAATTGGCTCTGGACAACAGCTAGGAATTCAAGGTCAACAGTTTGGCATGGATACCTTGGCTAGACAGCAAGCATTAGAGCAACAAAGAATTGGCTTTGGTTCTGGACTATTCAACCAAGGTGCGGGACTCATGGGTCAATACTATGCGGGTCAACAAGCCGCCTATGCACCTTATACGACTGCTTTAGGTGGAGTTCAGAACTTAGAGGCTTTGGCACAACAACCCTTCCAAATGGGTGCGGCTCTTGGTCAAACAGCGGCTCAAGCTGGCTTTAATGTTGGTCAACTTGGACTAAGAGGTGCGGGTGCAAGTGTAGATTTGGCTACTGGTAAAGCGGCTACTACCAATCCTTATTCAACATTGTTAAGTGGATTTGCGGCTAACCCAGCTTTTGGTAATTATGTTGGCACAGCACTTGGCGGTACAGCACCTGTGACAGCCATGAGTGCGCCAGCAACCACATTTGGTACTGGTAACTATTACGGCAATCAAGACCTCGGCTTATTCTTCTAAGGATTCATCATGGCAGAAAATATTGTAGCGGGTCTATTCGGTTTAAACCCACAAATGTATGGTGAGCAACAGCGTAGAAGTGCTTTGCAAGAAGGTATTGACCTTGCTCAACTAGACCCCGCCTCTCGTGGTGCGGCAATGACCTATGCGGGTGCTAGAGGGCTTGGTGGTGCTATTGCGGGTGCTATGGGCATAGAAGACCCACAACTAAAGCTAATCAGTACTAGACAGCAAGTTCTTGGTCAACTAGATCAGTCTGATCCTACTTCTTTGTTAAATGGGGCTAAAACTCTTGCTCAGATGGGTGATCAACAGGGTGCTTTTGCATTGGCTGATTTTGCTCGTAAGGCTCAAGTACAAATTGCTGAACAACAACAGCGTATAGCGGCAGGACAGGCATCTTTAGCAGCAGCAGGTCGTGAGCGATTCCAAGCCGATCCATTCCAAAAATTAGTGGAGTCTGGTAAATATACCCCTGCAAGTCTTGCAGAGTATGAAATAACGGGTAAACCTTCGGATTTAGTCTTATTTGAAAAAACAGAAAAACCCACTAAAACTAGTTATGGCCCTGAAGCCGATAGAGTTTCCAAAGCAAGATTTGGTAAAAACTTTGATGAATTGACACAAGCAGAAGCGGCTGTAATAGACACTTTATTAGAAGAACGTGGTGTTAAAAAGGCCAAAGAAGGTGCTTCTAAATTGGTATTGCCAGGTCAAGACAAATTGGCAGATATTCCAGCATTTAGAGCAAGTGTTCAACGTACTATTGAGCCTCAACTTAAAGCGGTAACTGCTGCTGATAATGCTTTGGAAAACATCCAAGACTCTATTAACACAAATAACTTTGCATCTTTTAGGGCAGCGCAAACACAATTTGCAAGGGCTATTTCTGGTTCTGGAGATTTAAGTCAGAAAGAATTGTTAGCGGCTGGTGCTGATCCTTCATTGCTTGGTGGAACTGCTGACTACGTAGCTAGATTGTTTACTTCTACTCCAACTCTTGACACACAAGAAAAAATCAAGAAAACACTTTTAGCTATTAAGAAAGTTTCTACAAACAAAGCTAAGACTGAAATTGAAGCACAGCGCAAGATTGCTTACAGTAATCCTGGCTACGAAAAGGCTCGTGTTGACCAAGCCCTTGATTTCCCAGAGTTTGCAGGTGCTGGTGCAGAGAAGAAAACCAATACTAGAACACTAAAAAGCGGTAAAGTTGTTACTGTCGTTGAAGAATAAGGACACATCATGGCGATTTACGAAATTGATGGTAAGCGGTATCAAAGCGATGTTCCATTAACAGATGCTGAATTAGAGGAGTTGTCTGGTAAGGCAACACCTTCTACGGGTGCGGTAATGGCTGAAGCCGCACGAAAAGGTGTTGCAAGTTTTGCAGGGACTACTTCAGGTCTTGCTAATTTACTATTTTCTGCCTTAGAAAGAACTACCATCAATGGTAGAAGCATTAACCCTTTGACAATGGGCATGAGAGAATCAGGTGGCACATTTGCACCTGCACCAACAACTGGTGGCATCGTAGAGACATTTAAAGCAGGTCGTGAGCCTGTTTATAAGAGTGTCATGGAGACTTTGGGGACTACTGGTGCAGAGCCTCAAGGTGGTATGCAGAAGATTGCAGCCGAAGGTACAGAAGCAGTTACCTCTCCATATAGCTATCTATTCCCAGCATTAGCGGCTACAAGGCGAATGGGTTTGTTTGGTCAAACACTAATGCGCCCTGCTGAACAACAAGTTATTGGCTCTACTGCTGAAGCAAGTGGTCAAGCGGGTGAGTATATTGGCGAAAAGATGGGCGCTCCCACTACAGGTCGAGTTGTTGGCAGTATTGCAGGTGGTGGCGGTGGTTCTTACGCTTTAGGAACAACATTAAAAACCATTCCTTTGGCTGGTAAAGCATTTGATGCTGCCGCTTCTCAATGGAATAAAGTTAGTGGAACTGTTCCTGAAGATGAATTACTTAAAGATGTAGATAAACGAATTAGTAATATCTTTATTGCCGCAGGTGCTGCCGATCCAACAATTATGGATACCATTGTTAAGGCCGCCAAAGCACAACAAAATCTTTCATTGAAAACACCTGGTGGTGCGCCAATACAGATGCCTGTAAGTTCTTTGTTGGCAGACAATCCCGTTGTCAACCAGTTGATTCAAAGTTTGTCGGCTAAAGACCCTGTATTCAGGGCGCAGTATGGCAATCAGTTTGAGCAAGCTAAACAGGCTTTGGCTGCTAGTCAGGTTCGTTTATTTGGTGACCCATCTAAAGTTAGTGTGAATATTTCTCCACTTGACTTGGCTAAACCACAAGCCCGTAGGACTCGCACTATTGATGAGCAGATTGCAGATACTTACAAAGATGCAACTCTTGACCCCAATGTGTTTGGTCAACGTGTTTCTACACTTGTTGCCGCCAAAGAAGATGCCGCTTATCAGTTGGTTAAGCCACTTTATACAGAAGCATTTGACATTGCTAAACAGAAAAAGGTTGAGCTGCCCGCCAATTCTGTTGACGACATCTTCAACTTTGTTGCGGGTGAGCAAGCATCTGACATCTTTAAGACTTTCCCATCTATCTACAATCGTGTTCGTGCCAAGTTCCGTCCTTCAGAAGTAGCACCAAGCCCTATTCTGACCGCAGAAGGCAAGCCAATGACCGAGGGTGGAATCAAGTTTTCTGCCGCTACAGTAGAAGATTTGGACTCACTAAAACGTGAAATCAATAAGCAACTTCGCAAAACTAGCGAACCTGCTGATATTCGCCTATTGTCTGAATTGAAGGCTCGTGTTGGTGGACACATTGATAACCTTGATCCTGACTTTGTTCAGGCTTATCGCAATGCTGATGCTTCTTATTTCCAGAAGGTTGGTTTGCCATTTAATTCTGAGACATTAAAGGCTGTTGACCGCAAGAAGTTTGTTGAGCAGATTGCTCCTGCAATCATTGGCAACAAGTCTAATGTTGATGACTTTATCAAGGCTACAGGCGAAGATGGTATTCGTGTAGCACGAGATGCCTTCTACGACAGTTTTAGTCGTGCGGCTCTCAAGAATGATGTTATAGACCCTA